GAGAACAAGATCCTTCACAATGGAGACAAGTAAAGTATTGCACACCTTTTTATAGTAGAACTGAACTACAAGGCAGTGGTGATAAGTTTGAAACTACTAAGAATACTGGAGGTATGATTTATCCTTGTCCTGACACAGGAACTAAGGTTTTATGTTTTTTTCCAGAAGGCAGAAACCAAGACGGATTTTGGTTTGCATGTGCACCTGATACTTATATGACACAAGGATTGCCAGAACCTAGTGCTTCTAGTAATATTAATACTAGTTCAGGTGAGATTAGAGGAACAAAAGCACCTGCTGGTGAATTTAATGATAGTGATAATCAAACAAATAAAATTTCTAACTTTCTAGTTCCTAAAAGATCATTTGATAGATCAACACACAGTATATTAAAAACACAAGGACTTGATTTAGATGAAACAAGAGGATTAACTAGTAGTAGTTTTAATAGAGAAACTCCTAGTGAACTTTTTGGGATAACAACTAAAGGTCGTAGAACTGATATTAACGGCAGAGATATAAAGGATAGGCCAGATATAATATCTGCATTAAAGAGTGGTGCTGATCTTAATAATAATGATGCTAATGCAGTAGAAGGAAAAATCTCTCGTAAGCAAGGTCATAGTTTAACTATGGACGATGGCGACATCGAAGGTGAAAATAACCTTATACGACTCCGTACTGCCGCTGGGCATCAAATATTAATGCATGATTCAGAAGACTTACTTTATATAGGCAATTCCAAAGGAACGTGTTGGGTACAATTAGATGCAACTGGTCAACTAGATATTTTTAGTGAAAGAAACATAAATTTAAGAAGCAAGAGTATCAATATGCATGCCGATAATAATATTAAAATGCATGCCGGCGGACAAGTACAAATAGTATCAAATGGGTTACTACATTTAGAAGGTAAACAGATGGCCAACCTTTACAGCGATGGACAAACGTTAATCTTCGGTGCTAAAGGGATGAATATAAAGAGTTCGGGTGCTTTTGCGATAGAAGGAACTGGAGTGGGTATTAAGTCTAGTGGAAAATTAGATCTTCAGGCTAGTTGTATATCTTTAAACGGAAGTGCTGGCCCAGCTGCAAAACAGAATGCGGCTAGAGTATTAAGTAAATCAGATACACGACCAAATGGACAAGGATTTTGGGAATCCACAAGTATATTAAACACAACAGTAGACAGAGTGCCCACACATGAGCCGTTTGCACAACACTCTGTAATTACTTCAGAAACAACAAAGTCAACTGTTGAGGTAGGCAATATCCCTACTAGTGGTAATATTATAGTTGCTGGGCCTAATCGACCTATTAAGACTACTAGTTTGGGACTATCAACTATTACACAAGAATTTAATGACCAGAAAGTTGATGTAACAAATGTTTTAAAACAACCAGATTATGGAATTAGTGTAGAAGAAATAAGTGCTGATGGAGTAAGACATTATAGTGCCGCTGTTCTAGAAGTTGCTGGCAGTGGCGGCGATTATGCGTACGAAGATGATACTACTAATGCATTAGGAAAGTATGGTGTAAGTGTTGCTACACTTCAGAAACACGGATATGTAAGACAAGAAGTAGACTTTAACGGAGAGTTAGATAATCCAAGAATGTGGACTGGTAAAGATGGTATAGATGGGAAAACTGCTTTTAAATCTTCAACAAATTTACAAGAAGATTTGTTTGTTGCAGGAATGGTAGACGATTACGGTGATGCAAAGAAGTCAGGAGCAATACAAAATGGAGACCCTGTTAGTACAATAACAGGTATGCTTATGGTTGCTAAAACTTCCTCAGCAAAAGTTGCTAGTCAGTTTCGAGAAGGGCTAGCCATAGATGTGTCAGAACTTGTAGGCAGGACAAATATTAGTACTGTTGCAGCCGCATTACCACAACTAAAAAACTTCTTTAACAAAGGTGTTGCTTCGGCAAAACAAGTAGAAAAGACGGCAAAACTTGCTGCTCTTGCAGCCGCACAAAATAAGGCTAGTATTTACAGAAACATTAGTGGCAACGGTGAGTCAAATAGTGGTCCAGGAACTACAGGCGGTGGTGTTGGCGGTAATGTATTTGGTGGTGGTGGTTTTGGATCTAGTGAATCCGGTCAACAAGGTGACTCAAGCGGAGGCGGTGGCGGCGCAGATGTAGACACTGGTGATTCGGGTGATTATGGAAGTCAATTTTGATAAAAGACATAGGAGAAAAAGATGGCAATGTATAGAGGGTTTAGTACACTAAGTGGAAACTTTAGTACTACAAAAATAACAGATTCTGATTTACTAAAAAGAGACTTATTAAACAGTTTTGCAATTCGTAAAGGTGAGAAGGTTGGTCGTCCAGACTTTGGAAGCAATATATTAGATTTAATTATGGAGCCATTAACTGCTGAAGTAAAGAACTTAATGCTTGAAGAAGTTACTAGTACTATTGCACAAGATCCTAGGGTAAGTTTACAACATTTAGTTATAGACGAATATGAGAACGGGTTACAAGCACAAATAGAATTACTTTATGTACAAAGTAACCAATCTGAGAAACTTGTTATAAACTTTGATAGAAAAGACGGAACGATCAATTAATATAATGTTAGCAGTTTATAAGTCAAATAAATACACTGTAAGGAATTAACGATGTCACACACAACTAGATCAAGCAACTTATTTGCCGCACAAGATTGGACTAAAGTATATCAGTCGTTTAAGGAAATTGACTTTCAAAGTTATGATTTTCAAACTATTCGTAAGTCAATGGTAGACTATCTTCGTAACTTCTATCCAGAGGATTTTAACGACTATATCGAAAGCAGTGAATATATTGCACTAATAGATCTTATTGCTTATATTGCACAGAGTGTAAATTTCAGAACAGATTTAAATGCTAGAGAGAATTTTTTAGAAACTGCAGAACGCAGAGATAGTATACTACGTCTTGCGAAGATGTTAAATTACTTTCCTAAGAGAAGTCAGATTTCACGAGGATTGTTAAAAGTTGACAGTGTAAGTACAACAGAAATTTTAGCAGATAGCAACGGCAATAGTCTTGATAACCTAGAGGTATTTTGGGGAGATGAAACAAACCCAGACTTCCTAGAACAATTCACAACAATTATGAATGCTGCAATGGTTAAAACTCAAAGATACGGTAATCCTGCACTGAGTAGTACAATTGGCGGAATAGCAACACAAGAATACAATTTAAGTATTGTTCCAAATACTGTTCCAATATTTGATTTTAGGAATACAGTTAGTACACAAGAGTTTCCTTTTGAACTTGTTAACGGAACCTACAGTGGCACAGACTTTCTATACGAAGTTGCGCCAAAGCCAAACAGTACTATAAATGCAATTTACAGGAATGATAGCAAAGGATTTAATAGTGTTAACACTGGATTTTTCTTTTATTTTAAACAAGGAAGATTACAGACATTAGATTTTAATGTAAATGAAGCATTGCCTAATAGAGTAGTTGAGGTTGATGTTACTGGTATAGATAACAATGATGTTTGGTTATATCAGTTAGATTCAAACGGAGCAGAAGAAACACTTTGGACAAAAGTTCCTGCGATTAGTGGCAACAATGTTATATTTAATAGTTTAAACCAAAAAAATAAAACACTTTATAGTGTACAGAGCAGAAGTGCTGATAGAATAAGTTTAGTTTTTGGAGACGGTGTATTCTCAAATATACCAACAGGAAACTTTAGGATTTACTTTAGAGTTGGTAACGGATTTACATATAAGATTTCACCACAAGATATGAGTAATGTTATTATAACTGTGCCTTATGTAAGTCATAGTAGTCAAGTTGAAACACTAACAGTTAATATGAGTTTAAAACAGACTATTGCAAATTCTAGTGCTAGAGAAAACTTAAACGATGTTAAGCAAAGAGCTCAACAACAATATTATACACAGAATCGTATGGTTACTGCTGAAGATTATCAAATTTTTCCGTTTACAAGTTTTAATAATATTATTAAGAGTAAAGCAGTTAATAGAACTTCCAGTGGTATTAGTAGGTACTTAGATGTCAGAGACACTACAGGAAAATATAGTTCAACTAACATTGTAGCAGAAGATGGAATCTTTTATAAAGATAGTACAATACCTAAGTTTAACTTTACATTTATCACTGATAGTGATATTAGTAATACGTTATCTAAAAACGTTGAAACTGTAATGCAAGCAAACCCAATGTATCATTTTTTCTTAGACAACTACTTAAGAGTTGACGAGACTGATTTAGGTATTACATGGAGCCAAACTTCGATAGGCACAGGTGTATGTACTGGGTATATGAAAAACATCGATAGTAGTCCTCAGAAAGTTAGTTTTTTTACAAGTAACAATCTTAAGTACTTCAAAGAAGGAGCACTTGCTAAATTTACTGCACCAACAGGATTTGTATTTGATGTTAATAATAATCTTGTTGCAACAGGTACTAGTAATTTAAATACTAAAACTTATATATGGGCAAGTTGTAGTAACTTAGTAGAAGACGGAACTAATCAAGGAGCAGGTAACTTGGATAGTGGATTAGGTCCAGTAACACTTAGTGAAGTTATTCCTAGTAATGCAATACTTGATAGTGTAGTTTATCCATGGAATACATCATTTACAACTACAGTAAGGCAACAGATTATCGCTAACGTTGGTGATTATAAAACTTTTGGTTTAAGATACGACACTGAAACTCAAGCATGGACAATTATTAACGGAACTAACTTAGACCAAAGTACAACGTTTAGTACAAGATATAGTGGCGACATAACATCAACAAATTTAGATGCTAGTTGGTTATTCTTGTTTACTAACGACGGAGAAACCTATACAGTAACGTATAGAAGTTTAGAGTACATATTTGAAAGTTATTTAGAAACAAGATTTTATTTTGATAAAGATCTTAAAATATTTGATCCTAGAACTGCTAAAACTATTAAAGATAAGATCGTTATGTTAAAAGTCAATAGTATACCAGATGGCAGTACTAGTTTTGGACAAAACTATATTATGAATGTTGACAATACAGTTGTTGAAGATGATGGATTTGTTCTCAGTGAAAGAATTAAAGTAACATTTCCGGATCAAGACAGTGACGGTGTCATTGATGACCCAGATGTTTTTGATGTGGTAGTAGCACCTCTTACAAATAGTAGTACGAAGGTTGTTTTTTATAAAACTTATTTAGATAACAGTGGTTATACTAGATTCGAGCCAGTCCCAAATACTAGTGTGCAAACTTCATTCACAACTTTAACTTTAATCGAAGGAGTTAAGACAACATATGCTGATGGACAGATATTTTATGCAAGCACTACAGGGTTATTTTATGTCTTAAGCACTAATAGTAGCAGTGTTAAAACATTAACACAGACTACAGATTATATAACTAAGATTGGAAGAAGTGAGTTATTGTTCCAATATACACACAATGCACCTAATAACAGACGTATTGATCCAAGTCCTAGTAATATTATTGATTTGTATCTACTAACAACAACATATAATACAGATTATAGAAACTGGGTTACAGACGTTACGGGGTCGATTTCAAAACCTGTAAAGCCAGGAACAAATGAGTTACGTGATGCGTATGGAACTTTAGAAACAAGTAAGAGTGTTAGTGATGCTATAGTCTTTAATAGTGTTAGTTATAGACCTTTATTTGGAGATAAGGCGGATAGTGAATTGCAAGCAACATTTAAGATTGTAAAGAATTTAAGTACTCTAGTAAGTGATAACGAAATAAAAGCAAGAGTAGTTGAAGAAGTTAATAATTATTTTAGTATTGATAATTGGGACTTTGGAGACACATTTTATTTTAGTGAACTAGGTGCGTATTTACACAACGCACTAGCACCTGATGTGTTAAGTGTTGTAGTAGTACCTAAGATATCTACAAGTAGTTTTGGAAGTTTATATCAAATAAGTAGTTCAAGAGACGAAATTTTTATTAGTTCAGCCACAGTTAATGATGTTGAAGTTATTGATGTAATAACTGCAGCACAGTTAGGCGCTTCTGGTGCAGTTGTTAATAGCACAGCTGATATTACAACATTAGAAAGTGTAAGTAGCACAGGTACTGCTAGTGCAGTAACAACTGTGTCAAATGCTACTACAGTTAGTTCAAGTGGTGCAAGTAGTTCGAGTAGTGCAAGTAGTGCAAGTAGTTCGAGTAGTGCAAGTAGTTCGAGTAGTTCGAGTAGTTCGAGTAGTTCGAGTAGTTCGAGTAGTTCAAGTAGTTCAAGTTCTGGAGGATATGGTTACTAATGGCAATAAGAAAAACAACCACTTTACTACCTGAGGTTTTTAGAACCAGTAAGAACGAAAAGTTCTTAAA